GGTGCACTGCCAATATGCTTTCGCATATGTGCACCTCCCGAGCCTCTAACGACACCAGAAGGTGCCATTAAAGGCTCCCGTTGCTGGTATATAAACCAGCGACCCTATCTAATAGATAGGGACCCACCGTAGCTTTAAGCGAAGGGCTACGGGCCTTCCAGATCTGATCAAGTGATCGGGATCCAGAATTGGCAATTCTGAATCATTAACCAAGCACTTGTTTAGAGCGGCATAACCATCCAATCGCGAGATTGGAGATACAGCACTAACTACATAGGCCTTAATCAAGGGCCGTTGCAGGTTACTGTCGATTCGAGCGGGCTGATGCCCGCTTTCATCGTGCCGTCCTAATGCAGAGGAAGTGGAATATACAACAGGGAAACAGCCGTTAAGGCGCTTCTCTAGTATAAGATCCAAATACCTAACAACCTCCAACCGGCCATGCGAAAGCATGTTATTCCGGAAGGCGACTGTATGGATAGTGGAATCCACATCCTTGCTCAGATCCCTCTGTAGTGTAGGTAGCTGGTGGCGAAGTTTGACGTATGTAACGTCAACTCCGTTCCAATACTCCTTGCCGCAAGACTCTGTGAAATTACCATTCCAGAAAGATTTTGCACGATTAACCTTGAGGCCACAAGCTTCAAGGGTATCGACTACAGATTGGGCACAGTTCGTGGGGACAATAATATCATCCCCATAAACTCGCACCGAACCTATCATCGCTTTCGCAAGTGATGACAGGCTACTGGAGTTGTCACGCACTCTACTAATCCCTAGGAGGGTAATGATCAAGAAGATCATACTCTCGGTTGGAAAGCAGAGTGCGGACCCCATCGACGCGAACTTCCGAAGAGCGACAGAAATGTCGCCACCTTCGGTGTTCACGAGAGCGTACTGACTACGCGTAGCTTGCCAGGCTGCCCTCATATGAGGCCAGTCTGTAAGCACGTAGTCGACGAGCTCGTTCGAGACCAGGTCGGACGCATCACTCAAATCGAGTGTAGCAAGAGATCCATCATAGGATCCTTTACGGGCCAGGAGCTGATTAGGCTCTTGAGAATCGTATCCGACCAAGGTGTATGCCACAGGATCGTGGCGTAACGCCTCTTCATAGCATCCGCATAGAGCTTGCTGCATGTATTGCATGCACGTGGGCTCTATAGCGATAATGCGAGGGGTCTTCTGCGTTTTAGGAACCGTAATCACCTTGACGGGGATCTCGGCTCCGGGGTCTGCGACGTTGCCGTTATCTAGATCATCTAGATAATTAAGCCAGGAATTATAGGCCCATCTTCCATAAGGGAAGACGGCTTCTAACCTAGCCGGCCACGGAGGCTGCTGCCACTTTTCGTTTCCGAAAAGCTTATCAGCAACAGCCCCTGGACCATGATGTGGTCGTAAATTCTCACGAGCAATCTCTCGATTGATCTCGTTAAAGACTTTACCGAACACTTCATGGGCAGCCACACGTAGCATAGCTACATCGATTCCAAGAGACAATAGTCTCTCACGGATATCGTCGAGGCTGCTAACCATCGCATCATTAGAGATATAACGCTCTAGAGCAGCAGCAGTCCTTTTGGGACTGGCCTGTTCAAAGAGTTTTCCACACAGTCCAGAAATCTGGATTATGTGTCGAACAGCCGCTGATGCCAAACCAGCGTCCGCGTAATCTCTTGACAATCCAGTATACGGATCGAACAGAACCCGGAAGAAGCCACCCAGAAAAACTGGGAGCATCTCACCTCTCTTCCTCTTAAAAGAGGGAAAGAGACCAGGGGTTACCTTCTTGTCGTCAAGGGCCCGATAAAGGTCTTTAACGATAGAAGGCATAGTGATAGTAAGAAAACTATCACCTTCCTGTTCAAACCGACTAATGATCGTTTTGCGATCATTAGTGGTGTCAATGCCACTATACACACCGGATTCCTCCAGTGTGCATAAGAGGAGATTCAACATGCTTTCGAAGGGTGCTCCTTTCGAGCTATCCTTCATGAACCATGTTGTTGATCCTCAGCGCGAAGTATGACGTCCTTTCCCATTTCTGGAAAAGAAGGCAATGATCGCAACTGTACCAAAAAGTACAGTAGTCACCAGGGTGACGTAGATCACAAGTCCGACCAAAAGCTGGTCAAACGTGATCAATTCTCACCACCGAGAAGTTTCGCCATGTTGGCATTACTGCTAGCCGTAAGGTTCGCAATAAAACCAACAAGCGCTGCCTGAAGCTCCGCCACCGAATAACCCTGAACAGGGTGGTCGATGGTAACACGGAGCGTGGCAGACACGGGGACATTCTGCGAAGGAACAGCAGGGTCCGCCGCGTACTTCTTAATCACGAGGGCGATAGTCCGACGAGTCCGCTTGCCATAGGCATGCGAAATCTGAAGACTTTCGGTTCCGTCATTAGTGGTATAAATACCAGCATTGACAGAACTACTGGTTCGCGGAAGCGAAGCAGCAACCCCGGAAATAGTGACAGATTGAGGATCGGTAAACATGGTATTTCTCCTAATTTGGTATTCAATTGTTAATTCAATTGTTATTAAATTGGTAAGATGAACTGTGTTTCAGTCCAAATATTCTGGAGAACGGGGTGATCAACCCCACCAGAACTTGCCAGGTGACTTGGTTAAACCCAAGGACCCGAGAACGGCTATCTGAGTCGGCGAAAGCAGATTCAGGTCAAAGCCGAATCCATAAGGGGTAGCACGAACTCGCTCCTTCTGTTCTTTCTTATAAAAGGAAGAACAGTGAGGAGTTTTGGACCCACTAGCAGTAGTGAGCCCATCGTGCTGATGTTGGATTGTGACTACTGATGATCTCATCAAGTAGCCATATCTAACAACCAGGTTGTCCTGATTCATATCATTATTGAGGCGAATAACGCTTCCAATACTGGTGAACCAATCGGACAGCCAACTCCAAGGCGCAAGCTCCCACAGCACAGTAGCATCCATTCGGATGCCAAGTAGCTTATTAGCTAACTGCGCAAATCTCTGACTCTTATCGTAGACTGATTCGTCTCCGGTAAGAAGATAAGAGAAAGCACCACTAAACCAATACTTTTCAGTAGCGGTTATGGTTGTGTGAGTGCGTCCCATCCCGTAACCCAGAGGGTTAGAACTCGCCCAGAAGTGCGTACCGAAAAAACCGGTAACGCCTGGGGAAAGAGAATCTAACACTCCACCATCAGGATCCACGTAAGTAGATGTCTGACGTACGGGATTTGCAGCACGGCGCCGGACTTGACGTCCGGAATCACGACGGTACTGTTGCAGAATTGCATCGCTATAAACGATGGCTCTGCAAGTTTTCAGTACATCCGATACTAACGGAGACCAACCAAACACGATATTGAGATACTCATCACTTCCAGTACGGAGGAGTTGAGTAGCTCTGCGCGCTTGGTCGATCTGGTTAAACGGAATCTTAGGCACATCTCGAATTGTTTCGATAATTGCCTGAGCGACGTTCGCCGCAGCGTTGGTCGGCCGAAGCTTAGCCAGGAACTCAGTTCCAATAGCCAAGTTAGGCGGATCAAACTGATAACGGTTCGCAACTGGTTTTTGCATATAAGCAAGACCCAGCTGAGGAATAAGGGGACCTACATAGGAAACCCCACTACTCCCTGAGAAATGAAACGTCGGGAGATCGATATTAATCGTCTCACGAAACGTTTTAAACTCGTGACCGGTATCATGTGGAAACAAGTTTTGGCGTTCATTACTCACGATCAAAGATCGTGGGTCGAGCTCACCATTACTTAGAATCCCGCTAGAACTACTTCTAAAAGAAGTAGTCTGCTGCGAAGGAAATGAGATGGCATTGTGAAGAACAGTCGGCGAACCGTTTAAATAAACGGTTTGCGGTATACTGCCTGAAACGTGGTGAGACGACGGAATGTCGTCTCGAGCCCACGTAGGGACAAAATACCGAGTCAACGTCTTAACATTATCCAACTCAAACATTGGAATTCCTTATGAATAATCAGAAGTGGGACTCAAGCAGAGTGCACTGCACAACTTGAGTCAGAGAACGCCATACGCATTACTGCATATCGCGCGGCAAAGATGCCGGGAGGCCCTTATGGGGC